GGGAAACCACTTCTCAGCTTCCCATTCCTTTTCACCCTTCAGCTTGTACTCAACAACCCAGCAATTTTTCTTTTGCTTGTCCATCAGCTTGCCTCCGCATATGCCCGTAGCATTTCGCTGTGCCTCATGCTGGCAGTCTCATGCCAGTATTGAGTTTCTAGTTTTTCGTCATAGCGTTTTTCAAAAATTGTTACGAACATATCTTTGTCGAAATCATCCCAACTGATGAGGTAATAGAAGTCGCACCAGTCGTATTCTTCCATCATCATGGGAATTGATGTATGTTCAAAGTTTGGAAGTAATCGAACCTCACCGCCTTTGGGGTTTTTGTTTGCCGCAACAAATGCTGCCGCAAATTCATCAGCTTCCCACCTTGGCAAAGGCCAAGCATATGCCTTGGCATCCTCAATGTGCGCTGCCGCACCCTGTGGATAGCCGTCATAATGTTTGTAGACACCATAAATGTCTTTGCCGTCGTCGAAAAAATATACCGCTCTTGTACCCATTAGCTTACCCTCCAGCCTTCATTATCCAGATAGATTAACATGTGATCCATGTACCTCGGTTCGATGACCAAAGACCGACCAAAGAATTGCCAGTCTATACCAGCTTCAAATACTATTCTTGATTCTTCTTCCAACCAATCAGCCGCACTATCGTTCATAGGCTGAACCAACATGATTGAACCTTCGTTGATGAACTTGAAATCACCGTCCTTGATCCACGAACCTTGGTCCTGTGTTTGTGTTGTCATATCACTTGTCCTCCGATATACTGAGATAACTTCATATCTAATCCTATAGGATTACATGGGATAGTCAACAACAAAATGCATCTGACTATAATGTTTTTTTTGCCTTTTAATTTTTTGAAAAAATTTTTGAGAAATGCCGTTACAAACGTTACAAACGTTACAACCCTTATCACACAAGGGATACAGCTGTAACACTTCTGTAACGTTGTAACACTTACGAGGGGGCCGTGAGACGAAAAATGGAAAAACAAAAGACTGAACCCACAGAAAACACTATAGGCAAAGTTGGTAGACCTGCTGGATTGACGGAACGCCAAAAGACTTTTGCCAAGTTTTATGTCGAGGGCAGACACAGTAACGCTGAGTGTGCAAGAATGGCTGGCTACTCTGACAAGTCTTCTATTACCATGGCATCCAAACTTCTGAATGGTAGAGACTTCCCTGATGTTGTCGAACTGATAAAAGAACTGCGACAGGCGGCTGAACGCAGATATGGCGTGACCCTGATGCATCAGCTTAAACGGCTGGATGAATTGTCGAGGGGTGCAGAAGAGGCTGGACAATATTCTGCCGCAATCAACGCTGAAAAAATCCGTTCCGCTTTGGGTGGCCTGACTATTGACAGGCGAGAACAGCAACACGTCCACCAGTTGGACAGCATGACCAAACAGGATATTGTCGCACGTCTGGCAGAATTGCGGAAATCCTATCCACACGCTTTTATCGAGGGGGAAATATCTGATGCCAAAATCATCGAAGACAGAGAAAAACCTTTGGCAATCACTGAAGAAACACTTGCCGAAAAAGACACACTGCCAACGGATTGAGAATCGTGTAGCAGAGGGAATGCCCGATGTATATATGTGCATCGATGGCGCACCAGTATGGGTTGAATTAAAGATAATAAAAAGAAATGGGATAACCCTACAACCGTCCCAAATTGCTTGGCATTTATCGCATTCTAGGTGCGGTGGCGTTTCTTTTTTTCTTGCTTCGACGGCCTCCGAGCCTGATGTATTTTTATTTGAGAGCGGAAAAGCTTTGGAAATCCAAGGTGCAAGGGCTGATGACCTGCGGCCCATGTCCATCTGGCAGGGCGATATTAAATCTGCGCCCGACGCTCTGCGATCTGCGGCCTGCGAACGATGGTCTGCGGCCTGCGGCCTGCGAACGATGTAGTAGGATTCGCGCATAAAAAAACTAGCGCAACCTGACGGCTGCGCTATGTGCCCTAGTGTTTGTGATATGAAACTGTTTTAACATCACGCGACCAGCAAGCGCGGCATTCGCCACACTTTCCGCCTTGCGTTGGTGCTGGGCATTCGTGACCAATTGGCGCGGCATTCTTTACGACTGCGCTTGAGTGTTCCCAATCTTGCGGTGGCGTGTCGTCAATCATTGTTGCGCTGTATCTGATAACGGCATTATCTGGTAAAGCTTCAAGCTTCAATGCTTCCTGCCAAATTTTGCGTTCTTTTGTGGGGATCCAGTGTTTCTTTTCTGGTGTTGCTTTGATTACGTCGATAATGTTTAACGCCATGCGGACGTTCTGCACGTCGCCTGAATCGAACCAACGGAAATAAGGCGACCTTGTCTTGTTCAACATAGCGACCATTTGCGGGACAAAATCAAGAGCATTAAAAAACTTTAACCGCTCTTCCATTTTGTCAACCACGTTCGGCATATTGTAGCGGCCTTTTCTAGCGTAGCAGTCATGGCAGACTGAGCCTTTAATCTTTGCTAGCTTGTCGCCTGTTTTACACTTCCATGCTGAAAGGCTAACAGAATAGCCTGGCATTTTACTGGTGTTTGATAACATAGCTTTTCCTTTCTTATTATCTTTTCCCATTTTATCCCAACCACAGAATAAGTCAACTTTAATCTGCGGCCTGCGGCCCACGCCTGCGGCCTGCGAACTTCGGATGCGCGACGCGCACAACAAGGAAGGCAGGCCCAGCTACGCTGGGCCTGCCTTCCTTAAAGTTGTGTGATACACAGATACACCGTGTAGATCATGAGTGCTGAGATAGCGGCATGAGCTTGAATGTTCATGGTCAACTACCCGTGCAGAATGTCGCTAAGTTCACCGTCCCAAAAATCATCGTTGGCACACTCAATCGCAGCGCGTGGGGTCATGCCCGTATCAAAGTAATCGCGCCAGCTTGCATCTGCTAAATCATGAATGCCCAGTCCTGCCATGTTGGTTACCTGACGGTTGCACTCTTTCTCAAACTGTTCATATGTTGGGTTTTCAATTTCTTCATATTTCATATCAGTAAATCGGGGGCTTTCGCCCCCGCTCCTCTACTTTGCTTGTTGTTTTAAGTTATCCAGCTTCACTGCTTTTAATGCTGGATTGATTCCGTTTATGATAGCGTCAAGCTTCACGAGGTGATGCTTGGCCTCTTCATCCCGACCTACTGCGTTCATCAACAGATAAAACTGATAGGTAAACCGCAACTGGTCTTTCAAGGTTTTATACGCCATGACGACGGCCCCAATAACGATATTTACCATTACGACCTTTGACCTTTTCTATCTTATGACCGTTTTCACGCAGCAGATGGATAGCGGCAAAACAAGTCTGTACACCGTACCCAGTCAGCCTAGCCAATCCTTTAGGCGTGGCGTCTTTCTCGATTAGAATATCCAGAATAGCATCCTGACAAGTCATGCCGTTCAATAGCCGCTTGCGCTTGCCCTTAACTTTGGCGACCGCTCTAGGCTTGGCAACGGTCTCAAGCTTGCGCTGCTCAACTGCCTTTGGTGCTACGGTCTGGACGTTGACGCCAGCAGGCAGCCAGATTGTAGTGCCGTCTTTGCTGGTCTTAATTGTAATATATTCAGTCATCAGATTATCCTTTCGTTGACTGTTAACCTTGAAAGGCGGGACTATTGTCCCGCCTGCTCTTCCATAAGACGCTCAATGCGCTTTGCCAAAACATGGGCCACATCTTCCAAGGTGTACAACACCTGACCACAAGAAACATAGTGTTTATTCACCATGCTGTAGCCGTTGCCACGCTTGGTAAGATGCCAGCCAAGAGCCTTTGCAATTTGCTGAAGATGCTTCATGGAAACCTCCAAGGTTGATTGGGTTCACGGAAGTGTGATCCCTTCTTTGCCAGATTATCACGAAACATATAAGCTGGTCAACAAATACATGGGATAATCTTTTCCATTATATGAAATAATCTGGGGTTACTTGGGATTGACTGGGATTTGGGTTTATGCTCTAATATACCCCCACCCCCGCAGGTACACCGGACCTGCGGCCCATACTGCATGCATGTTGCAGGGTTGATAAATTCATTCGCGTATATTATCGTTCGAGCATGGAGAACCTTGGACTAGAGCTACTTCCTGATGATGTATTGAAGGAAATTTACCTGCTAGAAGAGCAGGCGAAGCGACTTGACCTGCGTGACAAAGCACAAGAAGACTTTATGTCTTATGTTCACCACGTCTATGACAATTTCATAGAGGGGACCCATCATAGAATCATAGCTGAAAAGCTAGAGCGGATTGCCAAGGGCGATTTGAAAAGACTGATTGTCAATATGCCGCCCCGACATTCAAAGTCAGAATTTGCATCCTATCTCATGCCCTCCTGGTTCTTGGGCCGAAATCCAAAGTTAAAGATTATTCAGGCTACCATGAATACCGAACTTGCTGTAAGATTCGGAAGAAAGGTCCGAGACCTGATCGCCGACCCGGTATATCGGGAGGTCTTTCCCAACACGGACCTAAAACAGGATAGCCAAGCTGCTGGTCGGTGGGAGACTAGCGTCGGCGGGGAATATTTCGCAGCAGGGGTGGGAGCGGCGATGACTGGTCGTGGCGCAGACTTGCTTATCATCGATGACCCGCACTCGGAACAAGATGCGCTATCCGCGTCTGCTTATGATAATGCGTATGAGTGGTACACTTCGGGTCCTAGACAGAGACTCCAGCCGGGTGGCAGCATAATTATTGTTCAAACCCGGTGGTCAAAGAAGGATATTACGGGCAGG